CTAGGTACACCCGGTGAAGCAGCCGATGCAGCACTAACCGCCGATGTACCCAAGTGGACCAGCGCCTGCAAACTTTCCAACTGCGCCTACCTGTACGTCAAGCTCAAATACGACCGCAACGCATTCTCCGGCCTGCCCACAATCACAGCCGACGTGCGTGGCAGAACTTTGTTCGACCCGCGAGACGGACAGACCCGGTATTCCAATAATCCAGCACTCGTCCTGCGGGACTACCTGAGCAACACGATCTACGGGCGAGGCATCGCCAGCAGCGCGATCGATGACACGAGCATTTCGGCAGCCGCGAACGCCTGCGATGTGAGGATCACCGCTCCAAGTTTCTCTGACATTTTTACGGTCAGCACCACAACCGAAGCGTTGACTTTCTCCCAGCCGATACCTATCGACACAGGGGATGGCGTCAAGGTGAGCAGTACCGCCACCGTGCCCAGCCCGTTGGTGGCAGGGACAACTTATTACGCGATCAAGGCAACTGACACCAGCTACCAACTCGCCACCACGATGGCCAATGCCGTTGCTGGGACCGCGATCGATCTGACATCGGCAGGCTCTGGCCAGCACACGCTCGCCCAGGTGAACTACGCGGCTTACGCCTGCGACGGCACGATCGACACCAACCAGACGGCGTATGACAACGTGCGCGCACTGCTTACCGCGTGCCGGGGCATGCTGGTGTTTAGCGGCGGCAAGTACCGGTTGGTGCTTGACGTTGCCACTACAGCCTCGAGCTTTGGGTTCACCGAGAGCAACATTACCGGCTCCTGGGTCATCAGCCAGGCCGGTAAACGCGCCAAGTACAACCGGGTCACCGCTGGTTTTTATAACCCAGCCAAGAAGTGGCAGCCCGATCTGGCCATGGTCGAGTCCACAGCTTTGCGTGCCACCGATAACGGTCTGATTTTGGAAGCCAAGATCGACCTGCCGTTCACAGCCAACAGCTACCGGGCGCAGAACATCGGTCAGTTGACGCTGAACCAAAGCCGCTACGGCTTGGTCGTGAAGTTCTCCGCTTTTCAGGAAGGCTTGCGATGCGAGGTGGGGGATGTGGTGCCCATCACACATACAACGCCGGGTTGGTCCGCCAAGTTGTTCCGGATCATGCAGATCGAGATCAAGGACAACGACGAGGTCTATGTCGTGGCCCGTGAATACAGCGCCAGTATTTACACGCAAGCGGTCCTGTCGCCTGCCGCCGTCATCGCTCAGTCCAATTTGCCAGACCCGTTCAGCGTGCCTGCCGTGTTGGGTCTCACCCTGGCCTCCGGAACATCTGAATTACTGCGACTGGCTGATGGCTCTGTCATTTCCCGCATCCGCGTGGGCTGGACCGCACCTACCGAGGTCTACGCTCAGAAGGGGCAGGTCGAAGTTCAGACCCAAGCTACGACCGATCTGGGATGGTCGCCGGTGGACATTGTTGCTGCCGAGTTGGGTGTGGCTTGGGTGTCACCTGTGCAAGACGGAGCCAGCTACAACGTGCGCATTCGGGCGATCAACTCGATCGGCGTACGCGGAGCATGGAGCCAGGGGACCGTTCAGGTGGTGGGTAAAACTGCACCACCGTCCGATGTCCCGTGGCTGCGCCTGGACGGCGAGCGCCTGACTTGGGGGCCAGTCTCAGATATCGATCTTGCCGGTTACCGCGTGCGTTGGCAGCCGGGTGGCAGCCGTTCCTGGTCGGACGCGCTGGAATTGCACACCGGCCTGCTGGCTGTCTCCCCATGGGATTTGGTGACCATTCCTTATGGTGCAGGTCAGATCTTGATCAAAGCGTTCGATACCACCGGCAATGAGAGCCTGAACGTCAGGGCACTAGCCTGCAACTTAGGTGATGCGCCGGTGGAGAACGTGTTTGCAAGCTACCCGCTCAACACGACGCCGGTGGTGGCACCCGATTCATCGCGCATGTGGAGCAACGATTCTGCTCAACTCTGGACCAACACTACGGCGGTGTTTCTGGTACCTCAGTACCAGGCTATTTTCTGGACCGGCAGCGTCACATTTACCGAGAGCGGCAGTCTCACGATCGCGGCCACCGTCAGTGGGTATGCCTGGAAGATCACTTGGAAGAAGTCATCGGACGTGGCCTATGTGCCATTCCCGGGTCGGGCTTGGGCTGACGCAGGAACGACCTACCAGTTCCGCATCGATGTAGATCAGAGCAATTTGCAAGGCCTGATTGGCTCGGTGGTTGCGCAAATCGATGTGCCCGATAAAACGATTCGCCTACCCGATGTGGTGATTGCCTCGGGCGGTTCGCGCTTGTCGATTGGCACCGGCTGGCGAAACGTGGTGATTGTGAGTCTCACTTTGCATTCAGACGGTGGCACTGCCACCACGGCCCGCGTGGTCGATAAATCAACTTCGGGTCCCCTGATCCAGTGTTTCAACGCCAGTGGCGCTGCAACCGCTGGGACGGTGGACGCCTTCGTTCAAGGATATTGAGATGACTGCACAAACAACGCACTCCCAAACAACTCCTCCATTTAAGCGGGGCGATACCTTCGCTTTGTCTGGCGTTTACCGCATCAACGGTGTGGCGAGCCAGTTGACCAACCAAACCATTCGTTCCCAACTGCGCACGAGTGTCGGTGCATTGGTTGCCAATCTGTCGGTGGCGATTGACCCCGACCAGAGCGTGAACCCTGGCCGCTTTTACCTCTCGCTTGTCGATCCGGCGCAGTCGGCCACATTCCCGGCACCCGCCAATCTGTACTGCGATGTGGAAGTGCATGGCGGCGGGACGGTGCGATCGACTGAAACATTCATCGTGCCGGTCGTGCCCGATGTGAGCCAGTAAATGGAGGCCGATCCATGACCACAACGATTGCAGCCTCCACAGAAGTCAGCCTCACCCTGCAGCCGCAATGGGACAGCACCTCTGTCGAAGTCACGCTCACCGTTCCCGGGCCTCAAGGCCCAAAGGGCGATCAGGGGGCGGTCGGTCCGCCCGGCCCCTTGCCTGATGTCACTGCCTTGGCCCTGGACGCGGGCTATTTCTAAATTCCAACGGAGAACCTCATGCCCAACCTCATTCAAATCAAACGATCCGCCACCACCGCTACGCCTCCAACGCTGGCAGTGGGTGAACTGGCCTGGTCCGAAGTCAGCAAGACCCTGTTCATTGGCGAGTCTGGCAGTGTTGTCACTGCCGCCGCTGGCTCGGGAGTCTTTGCCAAGAAGGCTGACAGCTTCGCAGTCAGTGGAGATGCGACCGGCACAGGTACTCTGTCGGGCGGCGTGGTGCTGGCACTGGCGGCCAGTGGTGTCAGCGCAGGCAGTTACTCCAACGTCACGGTGGATGCCAAGGGACGCGTGACTGGCGGCTCAAATCCGGGTTACCTCACTGCCAACCAGAACATCACGGTGTCTGGTGATGCAACGGGTTCAGGCACAACAGCGATTGCACTGACTCTGGCCAGCAGCGGTGTTACGGCGGGGACTTACAACAACGGCGTCACGGCGCACACGCCATTCACTGTTGATGCAAAAGGCCGCATTACCGCCATCGGTACAGCCGTAACAGTGACGCCCGCCTGGGCCAGTGTCACCGGCAAGCCAACTACGCTGTCTGGCTACGGGATCACCGACGCACTGTCGCTCACCGGAGGCACGCTAACTGGCGCTTTGACTTTAGCGGCGGACCCTACCAACGCACTTCACGCAGCAACCAAGCAGTACGTGGACAACGCCATCACCGGGCTGGACTTCAAAGCGTCGGTTCGCGCGGCCACCACGGCCAACATCACGCTCTCTGGAACACAGACGATTGACGGTGTAGCGCTCATCGCAGGTGACAGGGTGCTGGTCAAAGACCAGACGACTCCAAGCCAGAACGGTTTGTATTTGGTGGCCGCAGGCGCATGGACGCGCACGGCAGACGCCGACAACTCTCCTGCAGGCGAGGTCTCCTCCGGGCTATACACCTTTATAGAGGAAGGGACTACCTACGCTGATTCAGGTTGGGTGCTTGCCAGCAACAACCCGATCACGATAGGCACTACCGCCTTGACTTTTCAGCAATTCAACGGTCTGGGACAACTCACTGCGGGCACAGGCCTGACCAAGTCCGGCAATACGCTGTCGATCACCGCCTCGGGCGTCACGGCGGGCACCTATTCCAGCATGACGGTGGACGTCACCGGACGGGTCACTGGGGGCACCAACCCAGGCTACATCACAGCCAACCAAAACATCACGGTCTCAGGCGATGTCACTGGTTCGGGCACAACATCGATGGCGCTCACCCTGGCTGCCAGCGGCGTGACGGCGGGCACATACAACAATTCAGCCACGGCGCATACGCCATTCACCGTTGATGCCAAAGGCAGAGTCACAGCCATTGGTGCGGCTGTCACGGTCACGCCCGCATGGACCAGCGTCAGTGGCAAACCTACAACCCTGTCTGGCTTTGGTATCACGGACGCCTTGTCCACCAGCGCCACGATTGACGGAGGCTCGTTCTAACCATGCCCAACACCATCCTGCACAAGCGCAGCAGTACGGCAGCCGCTGTGCCCACCGCTGCGCAAGTCACGCTGGGTGAGTTGGTACTCAACGTGGCGGACGGAAAAATTTATCTCAAACGCGCAGACGGCGTGATCGTTACCTTTGAGCCGGGCTATGTGCCGGGCCAGGGGAACTCCGCGCCCATGTGGAAATAACCGGAGGCATTCATGGCAGCTATTCCATCCAAGGCCAGTTTCACTGGCACTACCGTAACCCAAGGGCAGTTCAAGACTGCCCTTGATTCTTTAAACGACTACCTTACGGGTTTGCTGGGCTCAGACGGTACAGCAGCGACAGCGCGAACGGCATTGGGCGTGATCAATGCGACAGCGCCGACGTATGCGCAGGTGATTGCCGCACTCGGTTTCACGCCTCCGCAGCCCGGTGGCACCGGCGCATCAGGGACCTGGCCTATCAGCGTAAGCGGCAATGCGGCCACCGCATCCAAACTCAATTCAACGGCGGGCGCTGGCACGTACAACTGGACGGGGCAGTCCGGTCAGCCGACCTGGGTTTGGGGTGGTAACGACGGAACCAATTTCTATGTCTACAACCCGTCTAACTTCTCGGTGAACTACGCGGGTAGCGCAGGCACTGTGCCCTGGACTGGCGTGAGTGGACGCCCCACTGCGGTTGCAGATTTTCAGTACAGCGGAAACGTTGGGGATGGCATCGGAGGTGCGTTAGCTGTCAACGCACTGGTTCAAGTCGCGACCGATAACACGGTGCGCATTTATCGAAACACGAACTGCAATTGCAATTGCGATTGTGCTTGCTGCTGCTAAGGACCCACAACATGAAAATCATTGCAGTGCGAAACGCAAAAATTCATCCCCAGTTTCAACCCACCGTTCACCTTGGTTTCGACCCTGTCACGAGCGACCTGAGCGTGTCTCTGTATCTGCCATCGCTTGCGACAGAGGAGGCGGCCACGGGTGTCGCTGGCTTGACGTTGATTGAGTCGGTGGTTGTCAACATCGGCGATCTGCGAAAGAGATACGACTGGTGCGATCACCAGACCTACTTCGTGGCTGTTCATGCCGGGGCGTTTCTTCCAGTCTTTGCGCTGTACCCGGAGACCCTTCCCAATCGCGAGACAGCTGTTGACTACGCCCAGCGCCTCAAGAGAAATCTGCTGGTGGGCATCAACGTGCCATTTGCAAACGCCAATGACGATGAGTTGTTCATCACGGTGAACCTCAACGCGCAGGCAACAGACGCCAATATTCAGGTCGATGAGAACTGCACGTTGGTTTGGAGCGAAGCAGCTAGCAGCGGCGCTGTTCGCACCATGGCGTTTCCGTTCATTCATGTGCAAGCGCCAGCCAGTATTCCGGTGGGCGGCATTGCCTCGATCGAATTGCGCATAGAGGATGTGGCAGGCCAACTGCTTGACCGAGAGGCTGTTGTCTACCTGGAAGCTGTGAGCGGACTGGTGCCTTTTGCACGCGTGCGTGCGAACCATGGCTTGGCTACTGTTCCCGTCTCGGCAGCAGGCATGTCTGCTGGTGATGAAATCCGGGTGAAGTTTGGATGGAAATATTTCCCAGGCGCAGAGGATGCGCGGATTGCGGTGGTGGCCGCATGATGCAACTGCTTTTTCCTACACCTGTCGTTCGCACCCAGCTTGGGCTGACGAACGAAGAGCGTCAAGTCCTCAAAGAAAAGACGCTCGCAGTCTATGGCGATCTCAACCCCGATAGAAAACCTTGGAGCCGCTCGACCCGTGAGTCACTCGAATCCATGGATCCTGCATTTGCAGACCTGTTCGCACGAATCAAAACCGTGACCAGCGAGGCTTTCGGTATTGGCATCGCATCCATCACCGGCAGGGAAGTGGTTCAGTTCAAAGGTGACTTCGTACCGCCCCATGTGGAGTCAGCCCATCTGTCTGCCATTTACTGGATTGATGGGGACGCCCACCCTGACCCTGAGAGAGGCGAGCATGACGGCGCACTGGTTTTGCAAAGCCCAATCGGCCCCTTTGGCAGCAAGGCGCTGCCCGGTGAAAAGCGCGTGTCCATGATCAACCCTCAGCCGGATTTGCTGCTGGTGTTTCCGAGCCACTTGCTTCATTTCGGGCATGTTTACCTGGGCGAGCGTCCCAGCGTTGAAATCCACATTGAGATGGAGGTGCTCTGATGGCCCAGTTCAAGATCAAGCTCATTGCGCCGGACAACACAGAGCGCGAACTGCTGTACGACAACCAGACCAGCAGCCTGACTTGGGGAGCGGATGGGTTTGGCTCCCTGGTACTGGAAGTCAATCCCAAAACGTTTCAGGACGCCACGGTCGTGAGTACCACCCAGCCAGGCCGAAAAGGCCTAATCAAAACCCTCAAAATCAGCCTCGGTTTGTCCTGCAACTACGAGTGCAACTACTGCAGCCAGCGCTTTGTGCCCCACGCTGAAAGCACCAACCCCGAGGATGTAGAGAATTTTCTGCAGCAATTGACCACCAGCCTAAGTCAGGCTCCCGAACGGATTGAATTTTGGGGCGGTGAACCACTGGTCTACATCAAGACCTTAAAGCCCTTGGCTGAGCGCCTGCGAGTGCTCTACCCGGATGCTGAGTTCCTGATCATCACCAACGGCTCATTGCTCAGTCTTGAGACCAACGAGTGGCTGGACCGCATAGGCTTCGTCGTCGGGCTCTCCCACGATGGGCCTGGCTACCACGCACGCGGTGCAGACCCGCTGGACGAACCAGAGAAGCGTGCAGCCATCATGGATCTGTACGCGCGCCTCCATCCGCAGGGGCGCATCAGCATCAACGCGATGATCAGCAATCAAAACCCGAGCAGGGCAGCAGTACAGATTTGGCTGCAAGAACGCTTTGGTGCCGATGTTCAGATTGGTGAAGGTGCTTTTATTGACCCCTACGATGAAGGTGGGCTGGCTGCCACCTTCAAGACCACCGCTGAGCACGCACAGTTTCGCAGGCAAGGGTTTGGCGAGATCCGCACTGGCCTTGCCAGTCGCTTTGACCTCACCAACCAAAAGATCCAAGACTTCATCGATTCCATTCGCTACCAGCGCCCAGCCTCTGCGCTTGGGCAAAAGTGCGGCATGGACCGCAGCAACAACCTAGCTGTGGATCTCAAAGGCAATGTCGTCACGTGCCAAAACGTGAGCGCCGCTGCCACGGCTCCGAATGGCCAGAGCCATCTGATCGGCCAGCTTTCAGATCTGTCCGCCGTGCGCATGAAAAGCGCCACGCATTGGAGCGAGCGCCAAGGCTGCTCGTCTTGCCCGGTGCTTCAAATGTGCAAGGGCTCGTGCATGTTCTTGGAAGGGCCGCTTTGGGATGCTGGGTGCGACGCCGCCTATTCGGACAACTTGGTGTTCTTTGCGGCGGCCATTGAGTTCCTCACGGGGTGCATGCCGGTCTTTATCGATGGCGATTTACCGCCAGAGCGCAAGGACATCTTTGGCCTTGCAAAGAGCACCGTGGAGTCGCCTCCAACAAGGCGAGTGATTCCGATCCTTGCCGCGCAGCAAACAGCCTAAGCCACCCAGCAAACCGTTTCATCAATCGCCCGCCTGGAGCACCTTTTGTGTGTGCCAGCGCGGGCTTTTTCTTTTTGGAGATGCCCATGACAGAAGAATCCACCAGCAACCAAAGCGCTGACATCCTGAACCTGCGCCCTGAGGACCTTGATGAGTTGCTCACCCGCGCCGCCGAGCGGGGTGCCGAGCGCGCGTTGGCCTGCCTTGGCCTTGAAAACGGCCACGCCGCCGCCGACATCCGCGACCTGCGGGGTCTCATCGATGCGTGGCGGGAAGCGCGCCGAACGGCTTGGCAAACCTCGATCAAGGTACTGACCACCGGTGTGTTGGCAGCACTTTTGGTTGGAATCGCCATCAAGTTGCGCCTGATGGGGGGTTCCCAATGATCGAGACACTGTTGGGTGGCTTGCTGGGCGGCGCGTTTCGCCTGGCTCCCGAGGTCCTGAAATGGTTCGACCGCCAAGGCGAGCGTGGCCATGAATTGGCTATGCAGGACAAGGCGTTGGAGTTTGAGAAACTGCGCGGTGCCCAGCGCATGTCCGAGATCGGCGCGGCTGCCGACAGCGCTTGGAACACCGGCTCAATAGAAACCCTACGAGATGCCGTGCGCACCCAAGGTGAGAAAACTGGGGTGGCCTGGGCTGATGCACTTTCCAGCACTGTGCGCCCGGTGATCACCTACTGGTTCATGGCACTTTTCTGTGCGGCAAAGACTGCGGCATTCGCGGCGGCACTTTCTGCAGGTGCTGATTGGGGCACAGCAGTTATGCACGCATGGACTGAAGCTGACCAGGCTCTTTGGGCCGGTGTGCTGAACTTCTGGTTTTTGGGCCGCGTGTTTGACAAGGTCCGGCCATGATCGAAGTGCCGCAGGCGGCGATCGATTTGGCCAAGCGGTTCGAAGGGTTCTGCCGGGTGCCCAAGTCAGACCCTGACCGCGCTTATCCGTATGTCTGTCCGGCAGGGTTTTGGACCATCGGGTATGGCCATCTTTGCGATGCCAAGCATCCGCCGATCACTATGGAAGAGGGCGAGGCTTATCTTGCTGCTGACATGGCCGACTCGCTGAAGGCCACGCTGCGGTACTGTCCGGTGCTGGCAACTGAGCCGGAGGGACGGCTTGCGGCTATCGTTGACTTCACGTTCAACCTTGGAACCGGCCGTCTTCAGACCTCAACACTCCGACGGCGGGTGAACCAGAGAGATTGGCAAGGGGCTGCTTCAGAACTAAAAAGATGGGTTTACGGCGGTGGTGTGATATTGCCAGGTCTTGTGACTCGACGAGCGGCGAACGCTGCATTGCTTCTGCCATAAGACCAGCGACTTAACCCTTAAAACGTGCAAAGGTCAGTTCCCCGCTTGTGAGCACCCCCTCACAATCTGTGCATCAGTTCAGCAGTACTGAATTTAGTTTTCTCAGGCTTGGTAAAACCATCTTGATGGTGAATGCATCAGGCCGTGGTTGCCCTTTTCTTGTTGAACAAGTCATCAACTTTACGAGCATATCTTGTGGGATCTTGTCGACGCCATGAAGCGTGCCGATCAGCCCTCCTACGATGCATGCATTGGTGTCGGTGTCTCCGCCCCGTTCCAGAGTTTGTGTCAACGCATCTTCGTAGCTATCTTTGCATCGAAGGTGATAGAAGGCGAAAGTAAAAGCATGTTTGACAAAGCCTGCTAGTGGGTAGGCTGGTGCAGGTTTATTGGTGATGATGCTTTCCATCCACTCAGTCACTTCTTCGCTGCTTTCCCGGACATACGTCATCGCGACCGCGAAGGCGCCTTTGGCGTCACCAGGGTGACGAATTAGATGTCGGATCGCCAGAACATATGCCGCAGTAGCGTGCTGACAAGTTTCGTTAGGGTGCGTCAGACATGCATCTTTTCTGGCAACCTGAATTGCATCTTCTTGGCTTAGAGCTGCAGAAATAATCCCTAGCGGAGTGGCTCTCATCAAACTGCCGTTTGCTTTAGATTCGCTGTTGAAAGTGGTAGCTTGTTTTTTTACCTTTACCTCAATTGCATCCGTGCTTTCATCGTAGGGGTACTCCATCAGTGCACTTGAAGTAGCCATTCCGATGTCAAATGGTTTGGAACGCTCCCAACTGCAATAGGCATTGGCCACTTGGTTCACCAAGTAGCTTCCATTTGACTGGGCAAGGCTGTTCAAAAGGGCGACAGTCATTTCACCGTCATCTGTGAACTGCCCAGGAGCTAGATTGAAAACTCCGCCTCCAGGCATGTCGAGCGCCTTTTGCACCTCCTCTTTCGTTGGCTTACGACCCATGAACTCCAGCACCCCACCGGCTGCGTCGCCAATCAGTGCGCCGAAAACACTACCGTACATTGCGCGTTCAGCGCTAGTTAACTCATCAGTCTCCATCATTTTTTCAGGAAGGTTACCAAGAAGGGTTTTCAGTTCTTTAGATTGGCGCACCAGTTGCGCTGATGGGTAGGTGGTACATGCGCCATTACTACGGTTAACAATTTCAGCAATACCCTGAGTGGTCTCCAAGACCATTTTCAGCTTGTCATAGGTATTTTCGCCCAAAAGGATGTTCCAGGCCTTGACCAGGCTTGTCTTGTTGTTGTCGATCAGCCCTTGACCTGCGTGCAGCCAGAACTGTTCTTTTGCTGCTCCTTCGGCCAGTTCTCTTTCTACTCGGTAATTTTCAAATGAACTTTCTTCACTGCATCGCTTAATTTGTTCAGCATTAAGGACGTATGAACACTCTTTCCCCTCCGGGCCTTCAATTGCGCGATACGTGGCAGTCAATTTAACGGGGTCAACCTCAATACATTGCCAGCACCCCCCACCCTCGGCAGTTACCATGTTGTAAGACTTACCAATGCAGGCCCAGAGTTCAAAGACACCCCAGCCGCCACAGACCCACTCAGGCTCCAGGCACATCGAAATATTGCCGTTTTCCACCCGCAAAGCGCCTGCCTTCAGTGTTTTTCTTCTACGCATATATCTCTTTCATAACCTATCAGCCTTCATAATTTCACTTAACAGATTTAGAAAATTAGCAAAAACATGGACACTAGTGTCACTTTAATACAAGAAGCATGAAAGAAACTGACCCCAAACCTGCCTTAAGAATCAGCCACATAGTCCACGGCCGAAAGCTTTTGGGTAACCGCGTGTACTACCAAGTGGACCCTAAGGGCATGAACGAACTTATGGCCGTACCTGAGACCGTGGTTCTTAAGCGTTGGCGTGCCCGTCAGTTTCCTGGGTACTCGTTTTCAGGTACTCGCCTGAGTTCAACACTTTGGCGAGCTGTCGGGCTGGCTCTAGGTGCTGAAGCCCGATCCTTGTGCCGCATGTCTTCTGCAATAATTTCAGATGTCATCGACAAGCAACGTACTGAACTCAGATCGCACTATTTTGCATTGCCTGCACCTGAAGCCTTGCATGCATTGTTTGCGGTATGCGGTCCTGATAGGTTGCAAGCCATTCTTAACCGCCATCTTGCTCCAGAGCGAGGCAATATTTCAGGCATTCCAGATCTTTTCCTCTTTGCCACACCTCTTGGCTCCAACAAGCCGGGAATAGCGCGTTTTGTTGAAGGGCGGATTCAAGTACGAGGTGCAACAAAGATGAACCCGGTGATGGGTGGCTGATGATGTCAAGGCATCATGGCCACTTAAACCGCCAAGTCCAAGTTGCCAGATGTACAAGCACCTCAGCCGAGAAG